GTGTTTAATAAAACTGGAATGTTTGTTAGTTTTTCAAACGATTTTAATAAATTATAGTAATACAAGTTATCTTGTTTTGCAACTGTTTGTATTCTAGACTTTTTGTCTATCGCCAAACCTGCTTTTAAAATACCCTCTTTTTGTTTTTTTAAATTAAAAACATACATCATATGTGGAGAGTTTTTTATTGTCATATCAAACCATTCATCTGCTTTTTCTTCTAGTATAGAACAAGCAAAAGGTCTAAACCACTCTCTTTTTTTTATCTCGTTTAATTTATCGTGAGCTTGTTTGTGTAGAGGACTCATAAGCAAAGATCGATTACCCAAACCTCTTTGCCCTTGTTCGCTTCTAGATTGAAATATGGCTACAGGTTCTTCTAATAAAATTTTTGATATTTCGTCTGGACCTGCATCTATAATTTTGTATTTTAAAAAAACACTTGTATCTATTTCTTGCGGTATTCCCAAATATATTTCTTTGTTTATTATTTTATTATCTAAAAAATAATTAGCTGCTCCTAAACTTAATCCAAAGTCTCCATTAAATGGGTCACAAAATACTGTACCAAACTTAGGTATTAGTTTTGAATTATATAAAACGTTTTGAGCACAACCTCCCGTAAACAAAACTGACTCTGTTATATTCCATTTGTTAATTAACAGATTCATATCGTGCTCAAACTTAAGTTGTATTACTTTTGGTCTGCTGTCATGTAAACTCCATGCCATAGTTTTTCCACATTCTAATGGATGTTCAAAAAAACATCCCGTAAAATGTTCATAGGCAAGACCTATTTTATTTGATTCTGTTCTTATTCTTTTACCAAAGTTAAACAGACTTTCTCTTTCTATTATTTCTTTATATTTAGATCCTGTTCCATCACAAACTAAAATATTTTTTATATTTTTATTCCAAGTTAAAGCACAATAAGCATGAAATAAATGATGATGTTCTTCACCATAGTAGTGAATCTCTATGTTTTTTAACTTGTTACTATTATTAATTAAATCATCCCACATACCCATCGCATTATGATGAGAGTGAGATATAATTATTTTATCTATTTCTAATTTTTCTAATTCTTGAATTAAATTTTTAACTGGAAAAGAGTAATGTTTAAAACGATTATATCGATCTATTTGTGTATGAAATACGATTTCATTGTTTTTTACGTATGTTACAGATCCATCATGTGAAGCGTATATCGATAAGATATTCATTAATTTAAATTAAAAGAGAAAGATATTCTTTTATTTTTATTTAAATTTGGTCCTACTTCATGTTTTAAATAAGAGGGAAAAATAACCACCATTTTATTAGCGGGTTTTATTGTATGTTTACCACAATTAAAGTCATTGAATTCTATTAAATCTTCATCTTTAAAAAAATGTTGAGTTTCAGAAGGGTTTGAAAAAATTAAATCTCCACAATTTTCAGGGGCGTTTGTATAGAATACACCAGATAGTTTACATTGTGGGTGATCGTGTAAAACATTACTATCTTTTGTGCTGTTCACATTTAACCATAAATTAGTTACTTTAAGTTTATTTTTAAATTGAAAATACCCAGTGTAGGATCTTATAGCTTTTTGCAACCTTTCTGATAGTTCTTGTATTTGAGGTATACTTAATAAATCAGGACTTTGATAACCCCCAGAGTTACTACTAATAACAGAAGGGTTTTTTTCAAATATTTCTTTTGCAAATTTATTAAATTGATCACAATCAACATCTTCTAAACTTGTTACTCCAACTATGTATTGAAAAGGTTGAATTAGTCTCATATGTAATTAATATTTATATTTATTCTTGCTTTTTTGTCTGTCTGTAATACTGCCATATGTTTTAAATTACCATTAAATAATAAAGCAGTATTTTTAATTGAAGGCACTTTATCACCGTTTTCAAATAAAGTAAACCCATCATTAGTGTTTACATAATACAATAAAACTTTATGTTCTTCTTTCATATCGGTATGAAACCCTTTTTTATCACTTTTATTTTGTCTAGGGTATAGATTACATTTAACTCTAAATATTTTACTTGCCCGTAGTTTGCTTACTATTGGAAGAGCTATGCTGTCATAAAATCTAGAGTTTAATTCACCTTCATAAATTATAGAATGAGAAAAGAAAAATTTATCATCGTCCTCTGGAGTGTTTACTGTATCAGAATAATACCAAGGAAAGGTATCACAAACCATTTCTTTTTCTATGAAATCAGCTATATCTTGAGGTAAAAAATTTTCAATAACTTGAAAGCTCACAAAATATTAAGTAGTTGGCCAATCTCCTGCTTTTTGAGCATCAAATTGTTCAGTTATTTGCCATACTCCTGAAGCACTTTTAACAGAGATATCTTTTTCTAATATAGCAACATATCCTGATGAGCCGTTTCCACCTGGTCCATAGCCAAGGCCGCCTCCGCCGCCTCCAGCTCCATAATTTGCCGATGCAGAACTTCCTGATCCACCAAGTGAATTTGTTCCACTTCCGCCACCATCTCTACCAGGGCCCGCTGGTTGGCCGGGAAAGCCGCAACCACCTCCGCCACCGCCTCGGTAAGTTGATCCATCAACTGGTGAAGATTGTTTTCCTTGTCCACCTCGCCCTGCCGGTGAGTGAGTAGCATCTGCACCTGCTCCGCCACCGCCAGAAAGTGTACTAGGTACTGGGCCACTTGGTCCAATACCACCATAAGTTCCTGTACCATCTGATTGGTAAGGTGGGAAAGTTCCAGTTGGCGCTGCAACTGGTGATGAGAAACCGGCGCTACTAGCTGCTCCATTGTCCGCTGCTGGATCTCCTGGTCCAGGAGCTCCTTGTCCTCCTCCACCAATACTAACCGGTGCAGGTGATCCAGGGATTGATGCTGCAGGAGAGTATTGATAGAATCCTGCTCCTCCGCCACCTCCTTGCGTTCCTCCGCCACGGCCGCCAGCAAGAACTAAAACGTCTGCTGTTCTAAAATCATTTGCGGCAGCTGGTGCTGAAAAAGGATTAAAAGTTCCGCCAGAGGTAAATGTAACAGCACTACCTGGCGCTGATACTGTAATATTTTGAGGATTGTTTGCTGGTCCTATAACTCCACCGTTTGACATAATTAAAAGTCCTCCCATTGTTGATCGGTTTCATTCCATTTAACGATTCTATCTGTTGGCATCTCAACTGGTGCTCGCCAATCTTTAATTTCACTATTCCATGTCCAAGACTCATAAGGTTTCATATTATAAAAATAATCACCCTCAACATCATAGACTGAATGTCTACCTGCATAATTAAGTCTTTTAGCTTTTGATTGATCGGCTGATTCACTTCCGTCTTCTTGGTAGTGAACACCGCCTCTAGTATTGTAAGAAGTTTGTTTCCAATATGTTGTCGGATAAGGATCTAATCCTAATGTTTCATCGTTTGGAGTATTATTAGCGACCCAAGTTTCAGCTTCAGAACTATAATCACCACCGTTATTAGCAACGTCGTCGTTATTAATAACTACAACTCTTAGTACTCTGTTGTCCTCTGATCTTATTTCTGCAAAGTGAGCCATCCTTAATTACTCCTTATTAACTTAATTCTTCGTAGTTAATAGTGATAGTCAAATCACTAGCTGCACCTGCTCCTGCTTCTATGTTATCGCCTTCTTCTAAATATAAAGCTGTATCTTTATTTATCACAACTAATGTTGCATCAGCTGGAACTGAAATAGTTGAAGCGATTGCAATTGGTGATCCACCTGATTTTGTTATAAATACAGATGCATCAGCTGCGTTTGTACCATCAATATTAGCTATGATGATGTTATTAATTTTAAAAACTTTTCCTGAAGAGGAAGCGTTTGCTAATATTTCAGTTGTTAAAGTCGTGCTTAATGCTGCTTGAACAGATTTCGCTGTTATCGTTGCTACGTTTACTAAATTTGGTGCTGCCATATTTTAACTCCTATTCTTCCTTTTAACCGAAAACTAGTGCCATTGCAATAGCTTTTCCCATTGTTGCTAATGTTGCACCATTTTGTTGAACTACACCAGTTCCTTTTGGCACTAAATTAATGTTTATATTACTATCTCCTCCAGATGCCGTAAAGGCAGGTGCATTTCCAGTGGCTGCGTTAGCAAATGTTAACTCATTAACAGCTGAACTTGTAGCAGTCAATAGAAATAATTCATTGCCATTTGTGTCTAAAATTGATGTGCCTATTTTTGGAGATGTTAAAGTTTTATTTGTTAATGTCTGTGTTCCAGTCGTTGTGACATCACCATCTCCAAAAGCTAGTGTAATAATATCAGGGTTTGTTCCATCATTTGCTGATGCAAATATTAGTTGATCACCTTTATCTGTAGCAGAAAAAGTAAACGAGTCTCCTGAACCAGAAACATATTTAAATTGTACAGTGTAAGAACCTGATGTTGAATTTCTTAAAATATAAAAAGTTTGAACATCTAAAGGTATGGTTACAACTTGATTTCCTGTAATTGTACCTGTAAACTCAATCATTCTGTGAGATAAAACTGCTCCAGTTGATCCATCAGAAACAGATAAAGTTGTAGTCTGTGCACCACCTGCTATTGATTGTTGAGTAAATCCACCTGAAATTTGTTCTATAATTTGTAAATTAGTATTAGTTTTTGTTCCCCATGTACCGGCATTTTCACCAGTTGCCTGAAGTTCTATCCCTAGGGGTGTATAAGTTGATGCCATAATTTTTATCTCCTATTACGCTGCTACGTCTGTATAACTTGTATTAGAACCGGTGTCAATAGCCTGATATGCTTGAATACCAAAACCAGTAGCAGTGCCAAAACCAGCAACCGAAGCTGTTGCTGAAACACCAGTTAATCCCATAACATCTGCAGGGGTTAAAGAACCTACGGCAGATGTAGCTGATACACCAGTTAGTCCTATAACATCCGTAACAGTTAAAGAACCCACTGAAGATGTAGCTGATACTCCAGATACATTTACGGTTGGATTACTATTTATAGAAAGAGTTCCAATCGACGTTGTTGCAGAAACTCCTGTTACTCCCATCACATCCGCAGGAGAAATTGATCCTACAGAAGATGTTGCAGAAACTCCTGTTAATCTCATTACATCTGCAACAGTGACTGATCCCACGGAAGTTGTTGCGGACACACCTGTTAATGATACTGTTACATCTCCTAAAATTGTTGGTGATCCAACACTTGTTGTTGAAGAAACACCTGTTAATCCCATTACATCTGCAGGAGATATTGATCCTACACTTGCTGTTGCTTGTTGACCATCTAATAATACGTCACCAGCAATACCCCAAGCATTTTCATTCCATGGTAATCTACCCCAACCAGCATTTATTTCTGTTGATACAGATACAGATCCAATAGATGAACTAGCAGATAATCCTGTAACTGAAACATCAATTCCATCTTGTTTTCCCCAACTATTTTGGTTCCAAGGTAAAACACCCCAAGTGTTTGAGTCTACGGTGTTTGCTTGGCCCCCCATACCCGAGTGGTTTGTGCAATAATAATATAATGTTGGTGCCGAAGCAGCTACTGTAATTTGTGTATAAGCGCCTGATGAACCGGGTGTTCCACTTGTAGTTACACCAGTTGTATACTCACTACCAGAATTATGCGTTCCGTCACTTGTTGTTGAAAATCTTAATGGGTGATTGCTGTTTGATGAATCAGATTGATCAAATTTATATGTAAAACCTTCAGCTAAATTTACTGTAGCTTGCTGTACTCCATCAATGAAATATTTATTTCCTGAATCGGTACTAACTACCGTTACTGTAAAAGTTCTAGTAACGGACATACCGCGTTACCCCTTTACGCTATTCTAATTATAGCGTTGGATGCATCTGCTGTTGGGAATTGAATTGTAAAAGTTCCACTAGTTACAGTTTTATCACCACCAAAAGCGATAACTGCTACAGCTTTATCTGATTGTGTATCATTATATATCAAAGCACCGTTCGCTGTAAATGTTGCGCTGGTAAAACTTACATCTGCAAAATCACAAACTGCAGTTGATGAATCTAAAGTTGGAGTCACACTTGTTAAAGTAGCCCCTCCTGCGCTATACGCAGACCCAGATGTGTTTGAAATTTCGTTTGTTGTTGAATACGCAGTTGTACTTGCTCCTAGTGAAGCAGAACTTGTGTACAAAGCTATTTTAAAAGTATTACCGCTTGATGCAGTAAGATTGTGTGTCCCAACTAAAATCTCTTGTTTAAAGCTGTTACAAATTGCCGATGTTATTGCCATAATTAATCTCCTACGGGTTTGCTGAGTTGATTGGTATTCTAACTGCTCCGTCTGTGTAGTCGTCTCTTCGTCTTCTACCAACTTGCTCGTTAGCAAACTTTTGTACTTCCTGTTTATACTTATTTTCGTATAGTGTCAACATATCTATTGGACCTTTTAAAAAGCCATATGCCTCCGACAGGCAGCAATATAACAGTCCATTTGGAAAATTAAGACTAATGTAATTAGTTCCATCTGATCCCTCTAATAATGCAGGGGCCGCATTAAAATGCACTCTAAATTTATAAGTCGTATCAGGGACTGGTGCAAACATCATTCTTCCAGATGTCGTGTCAGACTCTCCTGTACCACCTCCAAACATAGCATAATATTTAGGTTGACCTCTTTTAGCTGATGCAGTTGAAGATATATATTCTTGTAAATATGTTATATCTTTTTTTTCTAGCCACACGTTAGGACCAGTTATTTCTGAAGTAGAATCATAAACCTGTATACCTCTAATAAAAACAGCTCCTGCTGGAGCGTTGATCGTCTCTTGACCAGTTACTAAATTACCGGATTGTTGTTTTCTATCTGCATCAATAGGCACATCTCTAAAGATTCTATATTGTGCATTTAAAATAATATTCTCTAAAACACTATCTGATAAGACAGTTGAATCAGTTTCAGTATAACTTCTTATTTGTGTTTTTAATCCTGATGCACTTAATCCAGCCATTATTTAGAATCTCCTTTATGTTTTAATCTTATCTTTTTTTGTTTTGCAGTTTCTTCAACATGTATTGGTGTTTCTGGTTCTGGCATATCTTCATATAATTCTAAATGCTCATCTTTATCAGGACATGAACATTTTTTAATACCAAATAATTTACAAATAAAATTTTTTAATTTTTTAATCATGCGCTTAATGTAACTGGTCCTACTGAACAACCAGGTCCTCCTCCTTTAATTTCACCAATTGTAGCAGTATCTGTATCAACTGTAAAATGAAAAAAATTTGCAGTTGAATAATCTGTTGTGACTCTTGCACCATTCTTATATTGACCTGTGGTAATTGCATAACCAGCTGCTTTTGCAATATTAGCTCCTGTAATTCCATCAAAGTCCGCAGGATTTGCAAATTGAAATGTTCCTCCTGCTGCAGTTGTAGCTAAGGGTGACCCTCTAAATCTGTATGTTGTTCCATTTGTTAAACCGTGACCTGGTGCAGTTACATTTATTATTCTTGAACCTGAAGAAACAGTTTCAAAACCGTTTTCTGGTATAGAATATGGAACTGTGCTTTCTACTCTGTCTGGTCTAACATTACGTAAAGATATTGAATCACCATTCATGGGTTTTGGTTCTAATTGTGGTTGTTTTGGTTCAAACTCAGATACATGCACAAAAGATCCATTCCATTCTCTAACCATTTCTTTGTATGGAAACTCCATACCAGATCTATCTGATATTGCTTTTGCGTATTTACCTGTTGCGTATTTTGCCATTATGCTCCCGGGTAGTATGCTTTAGGAGTAATGTACGTGCTAGAAGCTGATCCATCCTCTGCTAAAGCTCTTGCAAATTCATCTTCATAAGCTAATTTTGTAGCTTGTATGAGTTGTGGTTGATATTTTTGTGATAAGTAATATGCAAGTCCTGACACCATGCAAGGCACAAATCTAAA